AAAAAGGGCTACAAACAACGACAACGCAAACCATGTTCTTTCGAGAGTCCTGGTCTTGATGATCGTCTTCTCCAAGAAATCGCCAAATTTTCTGGTGATGAGAAGAAAGAAGCGTTGCCATGGATTAATCTTATCGAATCTTTCGGTATTTTTTCCTATCAGATCTACCGTGCCCAGAATTTCTCTGATATTCTTGCAGCTTGCATTGCTTGCTTAAAGATGAATATTCGTGAAAGATCGATCACAGAAATGTTGATTGATTTGTCCTCTCTCTTTACTGATGATGACTGTAGCGAACCAATAGAGACAGAACCGCACGAACCCACTTCTAGTGAAACTGATGAAGGGCCTAAACCCTTTTTTCTCACTGGATTTGCTCAAAAGCTAACCATTTTGAAGAACAATCGCAATTTGAAAAATATAAATCTTGTGATCTCCGGCTTTGCTTCCATGATCGTGTCTGATTTTAAAGGATACAAGTGGGAGATTGGAACTCTTCAACTACTCAAGGTGCACCCTTGGTGCAGCATACACGATTGTGCTGACTTCCTAGATGCCATTGTCAAGACTATCGACTATTTCTGGACAACAGGCTACAGGTGCATTAAAGAAAAATCCCTTGATCCCCTTCTATTCGAGGATCAAACTATTCAGAAATTCGAAACTGATTATACTGAAGTTATCACCAAGAAAACTCTTGTTGCTAACGGGAATCTTGGTGAGGATCTACCGGCCTATCAGGCCAAAGTTCGAGAATTGATTTCTCAAGCTAAGCGAATGAAAAACATCTCTTATGATGGTTGGCTTGGCCATGATCTTCACCAAAAACTTGTTGCTTTATGTCAAATTGATGAGAGACTCATCCTTCTTGAAAAATCTGCAACACTTCGAATTACCCCTTTTGCCACAAGCTTATTTGGTGATTCGTCGATTGGAAAATCAACATTGACAACTTTGTTGACCAAAACTGTCTCCCATGCTATGGGCTTTGAGTACAATCCCCGACACTGTATTCAACTTGATATGAAACAGAAATTTGAAGACGCTGCACAATCTGATACCCAAGTAATTGGTTTTGATGATGTGGCTAATCCTAAGTTCGGTACTACAACCATCAACCCGACAATTCCAATCAAAAAGTACATCAATACTACTGAAGCTAGCGCTGAAATGTCCGATGTCACCCAGAAAGGTCGTGTTAAACCTCGACCCTACTACTGTTGGGCCACAACCAATAAGAAGAATTTGGATGCTCCTTTGTATTCCAATTGTCCCGAGTCTATTCTTCGTTGTTTTCTCCACGTCACAATGGTTGTGAATCCTAAATACAGGAAAGCTGATTCTGTGATGCTGAATAATAAGCATCCAGAACTCCTCAGCCGGGACTTGCACTCTCCACCAGACGATGTCTGGACTTTCACGATTGAAGAGTGCCACACTTACACTAACCCCAACGGTACTACTGGATGGGATTGGTTTCCCCACGAAGGGAGATTGCAGAATGGTTGTCCCGTTAACTGCGAAGAACTTCGTCTCTCTGAATTTTTGGAAGTTATTTCCGTTGCTGCTGCCTCACATATGAAAGCAGAGACACGCAACCTACAATATAACAATTCCTTAGTTGGTCTCAATCTTTGTGCATGTGGTCTCCTGCCTGGATTCTGCAAGTGCGATACTCCATTGATCGATTTCTGTGAAAAGTGTAAGAAGACACCTCTTATGTGTTTATGCGCCTTAAAGAAGGATGATTCCAAGGAGTCCCACAAACCTTGTTCTTTTGAAGTTGATAAGTATGCTAAAAAGATTGCAACCGAAGCCATTGCTGGATATTTTTCCAGCTTCTTTCGTTTTGGGGGTTTGGAACTCCCACTGATTAAAAGTATGGCTACGAAACAACTTGTTTCAGAGACCCAAGATATGATTGCTGATTCAATGACGCC